AGTAGCTTTATAAGATTTTAACGCATTTTTTATATAAATCAAACAAACCTTGTAGATCATATCTCTATATGCTCTAGCTTGTTCTTTTATATAAGGATCTTCACTATCGCTTGTACTAACTATTTTTTCGGTAAGCCTTTCTGCCCAAAACTCAGGTGGATGACCACCATAGTTACTTGTTTTGGCCTCTATAAGGCCTAATCCAGGCATACCTGCTGGTGTTACTTCATTTACCATTTATTAGGCTCTGGTGGTTTTAGGTGTGAATCATTACGGTCTATCAAAACTGGTTGTTGTGATGTTCGGGTAATATCAAGATTATTAATTCTTTCTACTTTTAACCCGTTTTCATCTGACATAACTACTAAAGGATTTGCTAACCTATGGTAGCCGTAGAGTTTTTGCTCTGCTGGTACATCAGTATCAAGTAATCCAGACGTATGTGCTACTTCAACTTGCATACCTGCTGCTATACATTTACTTAACCAAAATTCAGTGCAACCTCTGCCTGCTTCAGCAAAATGTAAATTACCTTTATATGAAAAATCTACGCCAAACATCTTTAAAACAGCTACCTCATTCCATAATGCAAAAGCTATAGAGTATGCAACTGTGTTGTTTAGATAGTAACAGTTAAGATCTTGGATTACCTCTTCTATTGGGTATTCTACTAGGCCAGGACATCTATCATCTAGTTCACAGGTGTATATAGGACCCTCATGAGCTTGTAACATTTCTGCCATGCTTTCGGTTTGACCGCCAGCATCATCAGTATCTAAAAACCTAGATGCAGGATCCATCATAAATACTCTATCGTGATATATAACAGTTCCTACGCCATTTATAGCCCATACCTCGTCAAAATGAACTCCATGTGATTTTGCTAGATTGTAATCAAACCAGCTTTTACCCATACCGACTATAGCAACTGATTTGCCTTTTAGACTTTCAATTTTTTGCATTTATTTTACGATACCGTTGTCCTCAAAGAATCATAACGGTATTCATCTCTCCTGCCGCGAGCTTCTGCAAGGTTTTTAAGCCTTGTAATCTCAAGTAAAAAGCGTTGCTCGTATTGCTGTTGCATATCGCTTTCACCTTTTAAAAATATATTTGCTTCAACCAAAGATCCGTACAATAAAGCATTTCTTGCATTATTAGAAATCCAGGTGCCTGTAGTGTCTGTTACTAAAGAATTTGGTTTAAACAAGTAATGTAATTCAACGTTGTAATCTGCATCTGGCACAGGACTCACAATCAATGTAGAACCATTATTACTAGCTGTAGATAATTCTTTATCGAAATCTGCATAATATAAAGGTTGTCCTCTAGCAGTAGTATCTGTTGGATCAACACTAAATTCACGCATGAATGTAGGATGTTTTTTATCCAAATATTTATAATCACCATTACCATCAATTACAGCAAGTGAAAAACTCATCTGAAAATCTGATGGAGCTGTTAAGTATGTGTTACCAGTAGTGAGATTACCTGTAACATTTTTGCGAAAAAAATCAAACTGTATTAACTCAAATATTCTTTCTTCAGCATTTTTTATAAAGTCATCTAATGTAGCTACAAAAGTAGTTTCAGTGTTTTCTACATAATTCTGTATAAGTGTTTTAAGTTCTGCTAGCGTCATGTAACTATTGTAACCTCGCCAACACTACCTGTCATCTCGGTCATTGTAAAGTTAGTTGGTAAAGTAGATGGATTTAGATAATCTGGTATTAGAATATTAGATTGCACTACAACAACAAAGCCTTCTCCTTCTTCTTTATCATTGTTTGGTCTTGGTCTATATAATGCCTCTGGGTCTGCCGTTGCAGTTAATGGTTCAAGCTGTGGATGTTTTGGCTCATAACAATCAGGACAAACTTTTGCACCATTCCATTCCTCACGTAATTCACTAAGTTTATATTCAAATGCACATCTATCACATAAACCTTTAGCAAATTTACCTAGTGCATATGCCATCAATTCATCCTAATATCAGGTCTTACTCTAAATGAAGCTCTATCTTCATCCTGGTCTGCAGCCCTTCTAAACTCTTCTTCATATAAAGCTTTTAATTGTGGTGTAAGTTGAGGATTCTTTTTTTGTGATAAATAATAAGCTAAACCTGCAACAAAACAAGGATAGAACCTAAATGGCATATCCATGGTATTAGTGCCTTTGTCTGCATCATCCATTCTAACAAGTTTATTAAAAACTAATATATCTGTGCTGTTTTCAGGTGCAGGCCATATTTTTAATGATGGCGTAGTCAATTTATCAAAGAAAAATTGTGATGGTCTAGCTTTTGTGGTTTTGTTGGGTATGTTTAGGTATTCTGATCTACTAATTCTGTTAATACTAATGTCTGTTTGAGTTTGATTAATTGTTCTACGTAGAACAACGTCTAATACATCAATAACATTTGAGTTAAGTGAATAACTTGTAGTGCCTTCAGTCACAGTTTGTGTAGCCTCTTCGATTGTCCACTGATTTAATCCTCTATTAGCCCATTCAGCTAACATAAGATTTACACTTCTTATGGCTGTTTTAAGATCATATCCTGTTCTTAATTCTGCACCACAACGTTCATACGCTTCTTCAATAAACTCTGTTACGTTGGGTTCAAAATTTGTGCTGCCTGATAATGCCATTATTTATTATCCTCTTGGTTATACAAATTATCAAATGTTATATTTGGATCTATATAACTCTCATGTTTTTCTGCTGTATGAATCCATTGACTAGGCGAAAAGTCTGGAGCACCTTCACCAACTCTCCACAAAGCAGGATTTGTTGCTCTTACTCTATTATTAGGTAAAGTAACAAAATTCCCTGTGTATTCACCTGCATCAGTCAAGTATAGCACATGACTTTGTTTATGCTGAGCTGAATCATCTGCGATGCTATTTTCAGTGTAATCAACAGTAAACATGTATGTTCCTGTATAAAACTCTCCACCTATTTTACATATCCAAGGTGAAGAACTTACTCTATCTAAAACTACTACAGAATGATGATGACTTAGACAATCCCAGGGTTGTGCTAAATGATCTTCCATTGGTTGTGGCCAATCCTGTAAAGGAACATCAGCAACCAAAGCTTGTATTGGCATACGTGCCCACATGGCACCACCATGCACGTTTTCATCTGGATAACCTTCAAAGTCTGTTTCACAACCTGTAAAAACTACTTGAAAAGATAATGATCTATCTGGAATTGTGTTTACTGCAAATGCCAAAGCATGTAAATATTCACCATGGTAATTTTGATGATTTGCTGTAAATTCTTTACGCACCCAACATTTAAATTGTGGGATGTTTGATATTAAATAAGACAAAATAACCCCCGTTATTTATAGTTAAACCTTTCCACCCTTTGCCATGTATTTACTTTTTTTCATGGAGCCACCTTTAGCCATATACTTTGACTTTTTCATAGCACCGCCCTTGGCCATGTACTTAGATCCTTTCATAGCACCGCCTTTAGCCATGTACTTAGATCCTTTCATAGCACCGCCTTTAGCCATGTACTTAGATCCTTTCATA